ATGCTCCCGTTCATGTGCATACAGTTCACGTGCACACCTCACTGCCCCACGCAGTGCACCATAACGGGTCATGTACCTGCCTACCTCAAACTCCTTACCGTTATACTCAACCCACGCATAGTACATGCGGGGCGTCAACCGGTCGGCGGACCTTGTGATAAAAGCTGTTGGCTTATTCGGCTTATTCATCTGTCATCCTCACTTTGNAAGCGGCTTACATTTTCAGCGATCATCTTACTACCCACGCCCCAACCTCGGGCGACGATGAAATCATCCTTCTCCTTCAGGGTAATCAGCCCCAACCTGAAGTCATTACGTGCGGCACGTATATCCAGCGCCATCATCAACCGCCGGTCATCGAGTATCATCTCTCAAGGCCACACGCCAGCCGAAACTTGGCAGCATCGAACCGTGGGTTGATACGTTTGAACTCGGTGCACAGTGTGTTGATACAGTCACGCCAGACCAGATCAGATCCTCGCAAGACACCACCGTTTCCAATGTCGCTCGGAGCAATCATGCTCAACGCCTCGGCAATGGCAATGAAATGTTTCTTAGTCATCGGTTCCTCACTTTGTAAGTGGTTTACAATTCGGTCATCGAGTATCACACTATTCCGCCGGGATAAACGTCGTCTCGGTTACCACAACCACGCCGACGTATGTCAGCGGGTCTTTCTCTCTTGTACTCCACCCCGATCCCAACCGATGGGACGGGCCAGATCTGGTGTGGAAATAAACGCCGCGTCGATCTTTCCAGATATGGACATCGGCACTCCGAGTACCCTTGCCCTTCATCTGGTGCACTGCATTTGCGGTTGCTTCTTCTTTCGTGCATGGCTCCCGCATCGGTTCCTCACTTTGTAAGCGGCTTACATTTTCGGATACGAATCCGTATTCATTTGGTTAGTGCCCACGCTACGTGAGCCAGCACGTAGGCAAGGACCAAGCCCGGGAAACAGGACAGCAACGCGACACCCACAGCCTCAAAATACTTCCGCATCATTCACCTCCCTCACGGTTTCCCGCTCAGATCACCAACTTCTACCTCACGAGCGGCGGTCGGATGCGGACCCACCTCCACCATTCCCCACGGGGCAATGTCCTGTGCCGACAGGTCCCAAGGGAGCCATTCATTCCGTGCGTTCCGGGTGCGTTGCACCCACAGGAGCTTGCCAAAGTACCAATACTGGCCGAACTCGTGGGTCTGGTTGTGGCAGAGATTATACATCGGTCATCCTCACTTTTGTAAGCGGTTTACAATTACCCCTCGGGATAGAGTTCAGGGTAGTCCTCCCAGATGCACTCCAACTCCTCCTCAAACCTTTCCAACTGAGCCGTCGCCGTCATAAACAACCCGACTCGACGTGCCCGTTCGCCGCGTTCAGCTAACTTCCTGCACGCATCCAGCATTTCCCACAGATACTTGGCCCGATCAGCCACCTGTTCCGGCGACAGCGGGGGCGGGACACCAACACTCTCCGCAAATTCAAACAGGTCTCTCCTGTAACGGCGGGGACTCTTCTTATGAATACTATTCATCTTGTCCTCCGTTTTGTAAGCGGCTTACATTCACCTGAAATCGGGGCGGTACATCATCTGGACACCCTCAACTGTGATGGGTCCGGGCATCCCCATCAAGTTACCTTCCGGGTAGAGCCAGACAAAGTGGCCCCGCACCTCGTGTCCTTCATGTCGGTGAGCATTCACCCATGTCTGGGGCAACGCGGTGTCGTAGGTGACACCCGGGTACATCCTCTCGGCTGCTTGACTGACTGTCTCGGTCATCTTGTGCCTCCGTTTTGTAAGTGGCTTATAATTCGTTCAGGATCTGTGCACGTACTACCTGACGACAGCGACGGCGGTACTTATTCTTGATCCGCTTACGCTCACCGGACTTCCACATATACCAGCGTTTCATCCGCGTGAGCGCGTCCATTTCGTCGCCGTCGATGAAAGGTATCTCCACGTTGTGCCTCCGTTTTGTAAGCGGCTTACATTTCCTTCAGGCTCTTGTGATATGCGTCATGTAATGAGCAACAGGAATCCCCTTCAAACATCTCCTCAGCACCCCATCCGCTCATAATCCAGAGACCGGTCAGCTTGAGCATCTCACCCTGTGCCACCTCGGCTTTCTTGTATGCTTGAGCCGCACCCTCCGGGTCGTCGCCCCCACTACCCCACCACCCTTTAGGAGAGGAGTACCCGAACATCATAGCGACCGGGTACAACTCGATCATTTTTGCCTTGATCTTTTCCTTTGTCACCTTGTGCCTCCGTCGTTTTGTAAGCCGCTGACATTTTTGTCAGGAGTTTGTCAGGAGTTAGGACCTGATCTGACCGGCTTTCAGGCGGGGCCAGTGGCGCGCCCCGCCCCCTTCAGCCTATCCTACTTTCCAGCCTTTGCCGCCTCCTGAGCCGCCCACTGCTCGGCCTCAGGGATGACCGTATTCTTGAGATACTTGCTCAGTTCCGCCTCGTTTTGTGCCACCTTGCCAGTCCGAGCCGTGAACAGGGTGCCCAGTGCCTCGAACGCCTCAGAGTGAGGCGTGGGTCCTTCGTTCCGCTTGCTGTCTTTGCCGCACCCCGGACCCCGCTTCTCGACGATCTGTCTGGCTGAGAGGGTCTTGTTTTCCTTAGCGAATTCAGCCAGTGCCTTGAAGTCNCGNTCTGAGTAGACCCCGCCAGCCTTGCCAATCGCNACGACGATTTCATTTTTCAGGGTNTCGCTCAGACCTTTGGCACTGGCCAGAAACCTGAAGGATTTCACGGACCCGCACTCCCCGAACGCCTTAATGCTTTCACTGGTGAACACTTCCCCGATCTTTGCAAAGTGCTCCACCATGCGCGCCTTGACTGGCTTCCCNTCNTTCATAGGCGCGATNATCTGACCGATTTCATCNTTCAGGGATGGCAGGTCAATCTTCTTGGACTTTTTGGAGTGCGTCAGTACCTCCTGAACACGGGCACAGAGGGTGCCGATGTCGCGATTGCTGGACTCGATGAGACCCTTGATCATTTTTGCCAAGTCAACGAGCGGCTGCGACTGGAGGCTATATAGCTTTTTCATTTCTCTACCTTTGCTTGAAACCGGTTTCCGGTTTCGGTTTCGGCCGCTTTCGTTGGGGGGACGTTTTCCCTCCGCTTGTGCGGCCGCTGGTGCGTGGTGCTTGTGACAACGTGGACTAAACATAAACACGTTTACATCATTTGTCAAGAGTTATTTTCGGCACCCCTGAAAGCCGCTTACATTTCGTTTCTGTGACTTGCAACGTGGGTAAAGCTAAACACAAACCAAAATCTCCGCAAGCTGTACAAATGTGCACCTACTTCCGGGGCACCACCAACCACAGCCACCACTACTGCACAAATGTGCACCTAAATACGCCTCCTCGACCGTCTGGAGGCAGGAGAAACACCTACACAAATGTTCACCCAAAAACAGATAAAACAGACCACAAATAGACAAGGAAACTACTGCACAAATGTGCAGGTAAATGGCACAAATGTGCACCTAAAAAAGCACCCAAAAAAGTGCCGTAAGTTCAATAAAAACAACGACTGGTGCACATATGTTCATAGGCCCCAGAGGCTCTCAGAAGCCGCCTGACGCGTTTGGGCATCTACAGGAGTCCTCACCCCGGGGTGCCTCAGCAAGTCCAAGAGGCGGGTTTCGGAACATTTTTCCCGTGCACACTTGTGCACTATAACCCAAGGGGTATGTATTACCACATGATACTACGATTCGGCCATCTGTCCGATGCCTGTTTTTGCCCCCTGAATCGGCCGATAGCCCCCCCACTTTTGGCCCGCCTCAGGGAGGAACCAACGTCGGTATCACTTAGTATCAGATACTGAGGCCAGCATACTACGTAGTATCAAGCTCCTCTGTGCCGGGGAGCAGGGGGTTTACCTGCCCAAATGTATAGTAACGATAATGCCTACTATAGATACTATACTAAGTAGTATCAAGCTCCCCCGGGGGGAAATGTGAGCCGCTTACAAGCCGCCCCAGCGGGAGGCAACCCCCCCAATAGGGGTCCCATCATTATTATGGATGGCCCCCCTAAAATTTAGAGTAAAAATGAGTTGACCTACACATGAAATACACATAGATTGGGTTTTTCGGGTTGTTACGTAGACTGTGCAGGTGCACAACGATAGTGGGCGCATAGCGGCCGGGAGGAAGAGGATGTTTAAGATTACTGACGATCTTTACTTGGAGTATGTGGAGGGGTTCTGCGTTGAGGACGGAGATCTGATTGTTATAGCTGGGGATAGGCAGTATCGAGCTTTTGGGGACCCTTACGAGATCATCGAAAATTACTTGGAACAGGAGAAGAAGGAACGTGCAGAGTGGGACAAAAGGATCTTCGAGAAGGCTACACCTACAGGTGGACACAGACGTGTGGGAGAAGATTCACTCGATGAAGGGGACGCAGAGACATATAGTTGAGGAGGCGGTGAGGGCGTACAAGGAGGTAGATCTGCTAACCTTAGAGGAAAGACTGCGGAGGCTAGAGAACAGCATGGGCGAACGATGAGGGGGGCACGGGCCAAGGAGTTGAGGAAGCTGGCGGTAGAGCTTCATAGGGTTATGCCGGATACGCAGAAGAACCTGTATCGTCTTTTGAAAGCCGCTTACAAACAGGCGAGGAGAGACGGTAAGGAGTGGAGGAGATGAGACCCTCAAAGGAGATGTTGAAGCTTCCAGATTGTATAATTGTTAAGGTAAACGACGGGAAAGTAGAGTTTCATGGCTATCAGCAGGGAGAAGCAGGAGGTATTCCTGCACCACTTCGCGCAAACAATGAACGTGTCCCAGAGCGCAAGGAGAGCGGGGCTGAAGTCCCCTCGGGAGGTACAGAGGGAGAGGGAGTCGAATCCGAAGTTCGCAGAGGAGTGGGAGATGATCGAGGAGTCCAAACTCGATCAACTGGAAGCAGAACTGTGGAAGGACGCGCTGGAACACAAGGAAGACAGACGATGGGTTCTTTCAAAGCTCAGAAAGAGGTGGGCAGATAAAAAGAAGGTGGAGGGAGTAATAAACCACAATGTCGATATCAAAAGCCTCTCAAAGGCAGACCTCCTTAAAATCGTCGGGAGACCTGTCGAAGCAGAGTTTACTGCGGTCCGTGAAGACAACCCGCGAACTCACTTGGGCACACGCCGTCCAAACGACGGCGGAACAGATGGAACAGATTCCACCGCAAAAGAAAAGATTGGACCTGACGGCGACACAGGAACTGAGGTTGATTGACGCCATCTGGGAAGAGCAACAGAAGAAGATCGCGCAGTTAATAGCAACTGAGACCCCCACATCCCAGTGGGAACCCTACCTACTTTCAGTAGAAGAGGACGTAGAAGGGGAAATGAGGGAAACATTCGATGATGAGGCGCACGTTGAGATACTTGCTGCCATTGCAGGAAAGCGAACCACGGGGCTTTAAGCGTAAGTTCCACAGGAATGCAGAGAACAAATACGCCAAATTGCACCATGATNTGANCGGAAGATGCCNCAACGGGGGGGATAAGAGGTGTCAGGGGACTGTATTTTCAGGTATAGACACCTGCATATANTGTTACGCAAAGGATAGAGTGAAGGAACATGGAAGAAAACTCTGGAGAGTCGGGAGCAAACGACCACCAAAAGGAAGCCGCAGAAGAGTTATTAAAGAGAACAGAGGCCCATGACAGGCTGATTCCTTTCGTAGAGTACACCCTTCCTGCGTATGAAGCGGGAACGCATCACCGTTACATAGCTGAAAAGCTCGAAGCCGTTGCGAAGGGGGAGTTGAAGCGCCTGATCATACAGGCACCTCCCCGGCACGGGAAATCCCANCTTGGGACAATCCACTTCCCTGCGTGGTATCTCGGCCACAATCCTGCACAGCAGATTATCACAGCATCCCATAACACAGATCTAGCAAGAGCGTTTGGTAGACAGGTGAGGAACCTGTGTGCCAATCCCTTGTACCAGAATGTCTTTGAGGATATCGAGCTTGCCGCAGACGCAAAGGCGGCGAACTACTGGCACACCTCGATGGGTGGGGCTTATCTCTCAGTGGGTGTGGGAGGATCTCCTACGGGGCGTGGTGGCCATCTGATTGTAATTGATGACCCGATCCGTGGTCAGCAGGACGCAGACTCCAAGGCAATCAGAGAGGCAATGTGGGCATGGTACCGTTCTGATGTCTACACCCGTAGAATGCCTGAAGCCTCCATTGTAGTAATCCAAACCCGATGGCATGACGACGATCTCGCAGGGCAACTCCTTTCTGAGATGGAATCAGGGACAGGAGATGCGTGGGAAGTGGTAGATCTACCCGCTTTGGCTTACGATAACGACGTTTTGGGGCGAGAAGAGGGCGAAGCCCTGTGGCCAGAGTGGTATCCGAAGGATGCTTTGGAGGAAACCAAGAGGGTTTTATCTGCCTCAGAAGGACCCAGATCATGGTCTGCGCTCTATCAACAGCGCCCAATTACCGAGGAAGGGGCGTATTTTAAGGCAGATTGGCTCAAATACTACGACCCAAGGGACCTAAACTCCCGATATTCCCCCCATTCCTCCCGACCCTACCTGCACGTATATGGAGCGTCTGACTACGCTGTAAGCGATAGCACAGGGGATTACACCGTTCATATTGTGGGTGGTGTTGACCCAAATGACGATCTGTATATCCTCGATGTGTGGAAGGGGCAGGTTACTTCTGATGTGTGGATTGATGAAGTAATCGCTTTGATGCAGAGGTACAAACCGCTACAGTGGGCCGAGGAGGCGGGGCAGATCAATAAATCCGTTGGACCATTCCTATCTAAAAGAATGTCGGAGCTTAGGGTTTACTGCCGAAGGGAGCAGTATTCCTCCGCAAGAGACAAGCCTACCCGGGCAAGGTCTATCCAAGCCAGAATGTCAATGGGCAAGGTCTATATTCCGTCTGGGGCGGAGTGGGTGGATGAGTTTGTTTACGAACTCTCCCGTTTCCCCGTGTCAGGACATGACGATCAAATAGATGCCCTTTCTCTGCTGGGGAGGATATTGGATCAGATGTCCCCCGGTCTTCTTCCCGCCGAGGAGAGTAGGACTCATTTAGTGCCAACAACCTATGGGGATTTATGGAACCAAAATCGGATGCGAATCCGAAATCGGGGAGCAGTGGTAATAGAGCCTACACGGATTGCACCGGAACTGAAATAACAGTAGAGGAAGCCACCCTCCGCGCCATCGCAGGAGGAGAGGACGTGGATGATGTGATCCTCCGTAAATATGGCTACTCTAAGTCAGAGGCCGCGATGATCGTCACCGGGGTAAGGGACAACTCCATTACCGAGACGCAAAAAGATTTCATACACGCCTTGGGCTTTATGGGAATGCAAAATGAACAGGGTGAGACGATGAGCAGAGAGAGATTTGTAAGCCGCTTTCAAATGTTTATGCAGATCGAAAGATTAGCCATGGCTAATATTAGGGGTTGACAACATAGTATTAAGTAGTATAACTTAGGGTAAGTCCATGCCTCGCAAAGGATTGCAATGGCATACCCGAGTGGTGAAAAGGATCGTGTCCAGTATTGGGCGCGACAGATAGATCATGCTGGAACTCGCCTAAAGCCCTACTTTGAGGCCGCGGACATTCTTATCAAACAATATGAGAATGATCCGTCCACTGACCGCGAAGAGGGCTTTGATTTTGACGAAGATCCGCACACCCAGAGAGTGAAGGCCAATCTGGTCTTCGGTTGGATAGATCAGTCGATCTCCAACCTTCTGGAAAGACACCCCCATTTTACAACAATGCCCCTCCAGAGAGATTCTTCTGATGGGTCACCTGTCGTTTCCAGCGTCCTGAACTACTGGTATAGGGAAACCAACCAGAAGCAACAGGACGAGCGGATTCTACTCGATGCTTTCCTTGCTCCATACGGAGTAAAGAAGATTGGGTGGAAGACAGATCTCGATAAATTGATCTATGAGGTCGTAGAGGAACCAGAGTTCTCCTACGGGGATGATATCGAGTCGGAGCTTAACGCTCTATTGTCGGGTTCACAGACCGCGGTGACCGACGAGCAGAACCACGAACTCCACATCGAGGCCAAGACTGAACTCCTCCAACAGCCCGAACCACTGGACCCGCTGGTNGAGAGGAACATCGAAGCCAACATCGAGGCCCACCGGCAGATGCAGGACAGGGCAGATCCTGACCCTTCCAGCAACGTGCAGTATGGTGCCCCCTTTGGTCTGAGATGGCGTCCTGACCATTTCTTCATGGACCCCCTCGCGCAGGAGGGACTTGCGGACGCACAGTGGATCGCCTTCAAGATTATCCGCAGGGTGGATGATGTTAAGGCCAATCCCTCCTACTCAAATACAGACGATCTAGAATCTTCTTCCCGTCCTGAGGATGCTCCCCCGGTAACCACGGGGGATGTGGAGGATGATTTTGGGCTGGTGACTCTCTATGAGGTCTGGGCCAGAGACTTCCCCACTGCTGCGGGAACGCGGGAGAATATCATCTTCGTCTTTGCCGAAGGGCATGACGAAATCCTCCGCGAAGATCCTTGGCCCTATCAGACTCTTGAGGATTTCCCCGTGGAACTCCTTTCCTTCCAGACAGGCGTGAAGGAATGGTATAACAAGCCCGGGTTGGTGCTGGCAGGTGCGGATAACGTCCAAGCCCTGTCAAATGAAATCCTCGATTCCTACCTGTATGTCATCAGGAAGATGAAGAACCTCATCCTCTACGATCCTGAGGCAGTGGATGAGGACACGATTGATAACATTCTCCTCGCACCGGATATGTCGTCACACCCCGTCAGGGGAATGGCGAACGCCCCCGGAGCCGGTATCCAAGCCCTAGATCTTGGCAGGATTCCAAACGACAAGGGGGAGATGCTGAATGTTATCCATTCTCTCTTTGATAGAGCCGCAGGAACCCCACAGCCCGTATCAAAAGGCGTGGACACGGCTACTGAATCTTCCATTATCGAACGCCGCACCACTGCCCGTGAGGCCCGCAGGGGGAACCTGCTGGCAGATTTCCAAGTTCGGGTAGCGAAGAAGTTCTGGCAGTTAACAACCCAGTACAGACCAGAGCGACTCTTCCTGATCCACGAACAGGCAGATCAGTGGGTAGCAATCGACGATGAAATCGCCAAGGGCGAATACAGATTCCAGATAGACATTTCCTCACAGGCCCAAGCTATTGCTCTTGAGAGGAAACAGTGGAACGACCTCCTGAACCTTATGAGTGGGTTGTCCGGTCTATTTCAACAGCTATACGGTCCCGAAGCAATTCCGAACCTACAGAAGATCGCAAGAGAACTACTCGTCCGCGGGTACAATGTCCAGAACCCCGAAGAACTCCTTCCCGGCCTCCTCCAGCAGGAGCAAGCTCAGGATCTCCAGACGCAAGCTGCTATTCAGCAGATGCTTCAGGGAACTCCGGGTCAGGCTCCGAGTGAAGGCCCTGCCCTTACGGGTCCGCCGAGAGAGACGGAGAGTCAGGAGCGAACGGGACCGGCACTCCCAAGACAGTTCAGAGAGCCAGCCCCAAATGGAGCGGGTATCCAAGGAAATAGCCAAACTCCGTAATGGAGAGAAAAGAGGCGTCATGGAGGAAGATTTCTTCCACGTCGCTTCAGGAAGAGGGTGGTGTCCCTCCCACCCCCCTCTTCCGAATACTAGACATCAGAAAATACTGAATTCTTCCTGCTAAAGGGCAGGGAGGTTATCCTTACATAAGTTCAATAAAAAGAGATTATTATGGCACG